TGTTCCACCAAGGCCAGCATTAGTTAATTTAAATGAATCATTATCAACCTTAAGAACGTGATAATAATTTGCAGTTGTGGTTATTCCTGTACTTGTTGTTAATCCAGTAATGGCTTGTGGAACCGTTGTACCCACACCTACAGCAGTTGTATATTCAACTATATCACCACTACCAAATCCATGATCTTTATATACTACTTTATTGTATTGTGTAGATATACCAGTAGGTTTAACATGTAATTTTCTATTAGTTAATGTTCCACCATCTATAACTTCTATACCAATAACTGTTTTTTCATTAGGTAAAGTAGAAAACTTATGTATTCCACTAGTATTAGAAATACCTAAACCAACTACATTAGTTCTATTAATTGCATCTATAGCACTGTCATATAATTTAATTGTTCTATTATTAATTACTTCAACAAAATAAGAAGCATTATTAACTAAAGTTTCTGTAACTACATCAAGACCAATACCTTCATTTCCATTAGACTTATAGATTACTTCTTGAGCATTCTGGAATGTATGATTAGTTAAAAATGAAATAGTATTAGCAGATTCATCAACACCACCAGAATAAACTGTTTGTCTACCATCAAATTCAACTATCCTTGACTGATTAGCAATTATTGGTTCTAAAACTGCAGTACCATTACCACCAACAACATTAATACTTTGAACTTCATTGATATTAAATCCTTGAGGATCAATATAAACTTTACTAATAGAACCCTGCAATACTGGTTGTATTAAAGCATTTGTACCAACACCAGCACTAACTTCTATATTTGGTGGATTAACAACATCATAACCAGTACCACTAGTAACAACATTTGCAGATTTTAATGGGCCATAATAAACATTATCTTCAGACTTGTAGTTAATAATCTCTACACCGTTAATCAGCACACCAGTTGTTCCTGGATCTGTCTCTGTTTGATCTGCTCTATTTGAAGATGATGTTAATGCAAACTTCTTAAGTGATTTTTGTGGTGCTATTTCCTCTGATCTCTGGGAATTTAATATAAATTTATGTGTTCCACCAGTAGATTGCAATGGAATATAAGTAACACTCTCAATAGCTGCTCTAGATCCATATAGTCTAATCTTCTTTTTATCACTAGAAACAATCTCACAAAAATATCTACCAGTCTCTAATCCAACATAATGAGCACCATCTGGATTATAATATACTTCATCACCTGTAAAGAATGGAACTGCATATGGAAATACAACAGTACTATATTGATCTAATGTATTTGTTATTAAATCATCCAATCCAGTAGAAGTTGCCGACTTAACATCAGTGGTTATAACATTTAAGAAGTCGGTAGTAACACCAGCTCTTCCAGATGGGAGTGAATTTGATGCGTAATATGCTTCATCACTATCCTCCTTAATATATAAATTTGCCGTATCTGACAATATGTTACTAAATTGTAACGGAACTGCAGTACTAACTGCATAATTTGGTTTTCTTCTGATGTCAATTGCACCAATTCCAGTATAAGAATCAGATAAAGTAATGGTATAATCACCAGCAATTGATAAAATAGTACTTTCTAAGTTTCCATTAGTAAATGCTGCAACATTATTTGACCCACTTAGGACAATTTCAACAAGATCACCTGCTTTTAGACTGGATTTATCAATTTTTGCCTTAGAAGTGAATTGACTTGCAGTCGCAAAGGACTGTCCTTCAATAAAATATCTACAACTTGTGTTATAAATCCAAGAATTTGCAAAAACTTCCTTAAATGTTGCGTTTGTTGCTGGATTTTTTATAAAGTCACCAACACTTTTAACTGAAATTATCTCACCTTCGTTAATATTCAGGTTTGTAGATACCTGTTCAAACTCTGAGAGTACACCAGTAAGTCTTAATTCTACCTTTTTGTTAATATCCCCATCTTCATAACCATAATATGTGTTATTACTTCTTATTTCATCTGCTTTCTTGATGGAAACACCTATTCCAGTACATCCAAAGAACTGATTAACACTCTTATTTGTATAATCAATTGATGTATTACCAGCCGATATGATAGTTCCAGTCTGGCCAAACCCTACAGTTGAATCAACCGTAATTACTGATGCACCAGCACCGATATTATCAAGACATCTAGTTGCTTGAGTAATATCAAAATTACCTCGAATTGTTGAATCAGAGTCATCATAACCAATAAAAAGTGATAATTTATAATAATTTTGACTAGTTGTTAGTGCAACACCGACTCTAGTAAAACTTTCAATCTCAGATATTGAAGCATTGGTGTTAATATCTGATGTTTTAAAGAGTGTTTGTCCTGCTAATTTGGTAACATCACCATCCTCCAAATCTAACCTTATATTAGGAAGTGCTTCTGCAATTACAATTTCTCTTCTAACATAGTTAGCTGAAGATGGTTTTAATAGATATTCTTCTAAATTTACAACTTTTGGAGTTTCGTCATAAAGTGCATTAAATAAAATTCTGAATGATTCGTCTGTTCCTTTAGCGTTATATAAGGATCTTGCTTCCTTTATAAAGGTACCTGCATTTAAATTTGCATCAAAATCAACATTCTCTAACCCTGGAGTAAGAGAAAACTTGAGTTTTTTATAAAATTCTTGTAAAAATAAAGAACTTAAGTTTTGTACATAAGTACCTGATAAGTGATCTGCAGTACTAGAAGTAGAAAATGTTAATTCTTCCTGATTTAATTCTTGATGATAACTTGTAATACCACTAAAACCACGTTTAGCACCAGTAAAACTATTAGTTGTTACTCCAGTATAAGTTATAATCTCATCATTAATCTTTAATAGACCCCATTCATTGGGGAAACCCTTTGTAGTAGAAACAGGAATTACATCACTGCTTGTAGTAATTCCAGTAGAAAGAGTTGTTTGTCCTATAACAACATCTGGAGTTAAATTATCTAATTTTAAATATTGATCTAAATTATCAGAGATGTCAATAACACCACCCTGATATTCTTGAGAAATATAATATTGCTTAAAAAATTCTACTGCATTGGGACTCTCACTCAATACATATTCAGGCAGCTGATTTTCAATAATTTGTTGAACCTTTACTTTCGGTTCAATGCCAGTTTGGATCATATTCCGATTACTCTCGTATTAATTTTCCGTTTAGATAACTTGAAGTATAGAAGTCTTTAATAAAGCTAGTTCCAGTAATTTCATCACCTGAACTTATCACATCCCTAACCATATTTATTGTACTTTTTGAAAGACTAAAATTAAGGTATAGTTCCTTTAGACCAACTACATCATTAGATTCGGGGATTGCTTGTACTTCTATGACACCACTGTCATTAAGTGTTGATGTAATATTTACTGTACCAAGAAGAATTTCTCCTTTCATATAATCTACAGTTCCAGCTGAACCAGAAACAATATTTTCAGTTCCATCATCTTTCAATTCAACAATAGAAACAACACCTGTTTTTAAATCTGAATTTGGTGTATCGGTGAGATAAACAGTTTTTGTATTAGTAGATATTCTGAACCCAGTAGATTTAATATTCTTTCCTGATGCGTTTACATGGAATTGATTACCAAAACATAGTTCATATTGAGCAAATTGATTTACTGCTGCCTTCAAATCCCTTCTAATACGCACACGGGTAATATTAGAAGTAATGGCCGTATCAGTAGTATCAATTACTTGCTGTACTTTACTATATTTGAATCTACCACCAAACTTATTCATATCTACAGAATCTGAATATGCAGTTAATGCACCTATAACTTTTGTTTGAAGAGCAGAAGAAGTAGAAACCTTATTTTCATCAAAATAAACTGCAGAATCAATTTCCACATATAGTATTTTAAGATCTTCTATTTTTTGATTAATACCAGATACAGAGTACTGTTTTAACTGAGATAAAATCCTACCTTTATTAAATGCAGATACATATGTACCATTTTTTGGTTTAATGCTAATAGTAACAGTACCAAACTCTGGTGGATCCATTTCTTCACCACCAACGACTGCAACTGACTCTGTATCAGGGTAAATCTTCTTTACTATAGCTTCATAATCTCTAGGTGTAACCGCCCTGTACTGGGAAGAATAGATTCTAGGAGCATAATACTTAATTGAACTAATAGACTCTATTTCAGACCCATTTGTGGAGGCCTGAACGGTAGATACAGTAGGAGTTGCTGTAAGAGTGATTGATCCTCCTTGTGGATTAACAATTCTTCCTGAAAATGAGAAACTATTGCCATTTCCAATGCCATTTCCCTGATCTCCATCAGTAATAATGTATTGAACAGTAATTATTGCGTCATTTTCTATCTTT